CAAGGAATGGCGGGATTGGCTGTCTTATACCCTAGCGTGGTAGATTATATAGGTTGGAGGCTAAAGACGCTCTGAGCATCCTCTACGAGGCCTTAAGAGGCTATTCTGTCTTACTACCTTCAGCCCACTCGTCAATGATTTGTCCGGCAGATAGATTCTTCTGCTCGGAGATATGCTTAATCTGATCCCTGGTAGCTGGATCGATCATGCAATGAAATTGGACTCGTTTAACTCCTTTGCGGTTTGGAGGTCTGCCTGTTTGGTTCAGGCGTTTTCCACCCCATTGTTTTTTATCGGTCATGCGGCATCCTTATACTTTTCTTGCCATGCTCGTAAAGTTTTAAGTATTCGGTTGGTTTTATTTTTCCGATGCTGGTCCCTTGGAACTCGCTCACCAGTTTCCATATTCCAAACAACTCCATCAATCTTTTTCTCCCAAGGAGATTCTTTCATCCATCTAATAAGAGGCATATGGCCTTTTCTGTGGCTGACCCCATCAATGTCCCAATTATCGGCTAAAAGGCTACTACAAGCCTCATAGGGCTTTGTATAGGTAAATACGACCTTAGCCCCCATGCAGAAACAAGCCATCGATGCTTTACCGAGTAAAAAGGATGCCAGGTTCTTAGTTCCATCGGTGCAGACTCTTCGGATCTCCATATGGTCATGCCGGTTAGCCCAAGAACTGGAGCAATTATCGACTGTGGCTATACCTTTAATACCTAATTCGGTTTTTACTCCGATGCTGAACCGATGTCGCTTTAAAGGTTTAGAGTGCCGATGATGCTCGGCCACGAAGGACTGAGCTTCAGCGAGCTTAAGGGGAACGAATAAGTGGTTGAAGTTCATTATTTAACCCCCTCTATTTTCTTTAGTTCGTTAATAACTAGCATACTAGCAATGTCCTTAATTGCTTTAGAGTCATGCCCCAAAGCTCCGCTTGGTGAGACTGAAAGAAATACTTTGGCCTCATCCAAGTAAGGTTTGAGAGCTTCATCTGATTCCCATTGTTTTATACTTAATTTCATCAATATTTCCTTCATTATTTAACCTCCTGTAGTTTCTTTAGTTCGTTAATACCTTTTTCGGTTAGAGTTATAATCCGGCCTTTTCTTAAAGTTGTAAGCTCCAAGTTGTGCAAAACAATCGCATCTAAAAGCTCTGTGCTATTTAAGCGGCCAAGCTGAATTTTTTTCTGAGAATATCTTTTAAGTAATTTAATAATGTTCATGCTCTTAATCTAGCTTATCTATACAGGAAAGCAAGATAAACTTTTACACTTTCAATAAAATAAAATTTAAACTGCTAATGGTCAGCAGTTTGCGTAGTGAAAATATTTAGCCTATAACGACTTGATTTGTCGTTTCAATCCAAACTCTAGCTCCACAAGACAGAGGTTTGTCCGGCGAATAGACAATCTTGCAAGCCTCAGTACCCTCTTTATCCATCACGCTAACAGAGTGGGCATAGGTATTATCCTTATAAGTCTTGCAAGTGATAACAGGCTTCCGTTCGCCAGTCTTTTGATTAGAGCGGATTTTATGCTGGTTAATATGAATTATCTTTTTCATACATCAGTAACCTCAGCATCAATAACTTTTTCATCCTTCAAATTGGCAAGCTCGGCTCGGATCTCATCCAAGCTAAGAGATTTCTTCACCTCGATGGTCTGAGTAGGCTCACCTTCGTACTGGCGATGCTTGTCAATTAAGATGCCGGTAGCGATTGGTAGGACTCCTGATGGGATTTCATCATCGTTAAGCTTCGTTATAAGCTTTTCTACCGCAAGATGGGTAGCAGTTCCAATTAAGGCTCGAAGATGCTTCTTAGATTCTTTTAGCGTATCACCCTCACGGGATTTGACGATAGCTATGGTATGCGGTGAAACTTTACAAGTCTTGCATATCTGTTTGATCGTTGATCCTTCTGCCAGCATCTTAACAACCTGGGCATAATCTTCCGGTCTCTTATCGAAGAACTTCTGACCTGTGAACACTGCGGGACAAGATTCCTCGACCTTTAGATTCGCTGGCAAATTCTCTGCTTGTTGGTACACCCTGGGTTTTTTAGTCGGCATATAAAATCAATCGGTGTGATAATATGAGAAAGTAATCTCAATAAGGAAACAGTCAAGGACAATTAGACATAATGCTTATTGTGCGAGTGAGCTTTTACTGACAGTCAACGACTTGCGGAAATCTATATGCGATTCTTGACATTGACAGGGGGGGGGAGGGGGTCGGATTTCGCGGCCCGCCGATCACCGCGACCGATTGTAGCCCATAAAAAAATTTTCACTAATTGCGGCCAATCGTACTGATAATCTGTTATCATTAAGCCAATGCCTCTTACCTGGACACCGCACCCCGCCTTACCGGCACTCTCCAAATCGGAGATGCTGTCCATGTCCGCTGAGTCAATCCTCGCATACTGGGAGAAGAGAGAACAAGCGGTAGCCCTCGAAAAGGAAGATCCATACCGGCATGGCTTTGAACTGGATACTTGGAAGTTAGCGGATAAGGAACTGAAGACTCACTCGGAAATTCTGCTTATGGGAGGCAATCGTGCGGGGAAGTCCGAACTTTGTGCGAAAAGAGTGGTTCAGACTTTAGTTGAGAATCCAGGCACAATTATTTGGTGTTTAACCGAAACATCGGCAAATTCGATCCAATTCCAGCAGAAGCTCGTATTCAAATACCTCCCAAAGGAGTTAAAATCGTTAGGCAGAGGTAAGGTCGGATATGTCATGTATTCACTTCGTAATGGCTTTACTGCTTCAAAGTTTACTCTGCCCAACCGGTCCGAGTGTATCTTTAGAAATTGGAGCCAAGACATCAGTACAATCGAAGGAGGGGAAATTGGATGTCCGTCTCCACCGGTAGCCGGCACCCATAACATTGGATTTTGGGCAGATGAATTGGTGCCAATGTCGTGGGTGAATACGCTCAGGTTTAGATGTGTCACAAGGTCGCATGAGAGTCCACATGATGGAGTAGTCCGACCGGCAAGTGGCTTAATTTCCTTCACCGCTGTTGACGGATGGAACAGCGTAGTCAAATCGATGCTCACCGGTGCTCGCACCATAGAATCAACGAAAGCGGATCTTTTAGACGGCGAAGAAGTCCCCCTCGTCCAACAGCCCATCCGCAAAGCCAGTTCGGTGGTTTATTTTCATACAGCGGCGAACCCCTTTGGAGGATGGGAGGCAATGAAGAATCAGTTAGAGGGAGAGAAGAGGGAGACGATTCTTTGTAGGGCTTATGGAGTGCCTGTGAGGCAGTCTAGGGCTGTGTTCCCTTCGCTTGGGGACAAAAACATCGTACAGGCTGAAAAACTCCCCGATTTCTCGGAAGCCAATTGGGTAATGTCGATTGACCCGGCGGGAGCAAAGCCCTGGACAATGGTCCTCTTTGCAATCGATCCTCATGGGGTAGCCTGGGCGGTTAAGGAGTTCCCTGACTTCGACACCTGGGGCGGATGGATTGACTTAACCAAAGACAAATTATCAGCCGGCGAGGCCGCCCAACCGAATGGGTACGGCCTCAAGGATTATGCCGATGAGATCCGTAGGATGGAAAAAATGTGCGGGGATAGTGAGGTCATTCGCATAATCGACCCTCGTTTAGGGGCGGCAAGCTATCAGAAGTCGGAAGGTAGTTCTAACATCATCGATGATCTATCGGACGAAGATATCATCGTCCAACCGGCAGAAGCGTTAGACATCGAAACAGGACTCCAGGCGATTAATAATTTATTAGCATGGGACCGCGATAAACCGATGGATTTGGATAATAAGCCCAAATTGATGTTTTCGGATGAATGTCAAAATCTCATAAGTTGTCTGCAAGCATATGTACCTGGTGACTTAAAAGCCGCTCCAAAAGATTTTGTAGACTGCACCCGTTATTTTTGCATCGGGAACTTTGAGTATTTCGGCAAGGAGGAGTTAATTTCAACGGGCGGAGGAGGATATTAATTATGGGAGTAACTAAAAAGTGGAGTCCAATGAAGCGGGACCAAGTGGTAATTTTGCGAAAGACTGGGTTGAGTTGGCCAAAGGTCAGCAAATCGGTGGGTATTCCCCGATCCAGTTGTCAGAAAATTTGGGCGGAGGACTCAAACGGCGATATGGAACTGCCTAAACCACCGGCAAAACAGATAGAAAAGGCACGGGTTCTCAAGCTCGTCCCAAATCCCCGCCTTATGCTCATCCACTTCGAGGATCGGGAAGGAGTGGCAAGATGCGTAAAGCGTCCCGAGCAGAATCACCCTGTTAAATCGGAAGTATATGTCAAACGAGTCGAGGGAGACGATGATTTGTATCGAATCGCATGATCAACAGGAGAAGCGAATTGATGCCATGCTACAGGAAATGGTGGTGGAGGAGGGCTTGTCGGCATTTGAGGCGGGGCGTGAGCCAAACAATTTCACGCTGAAGGAAATTAGCGAATTTATCGGAGTGCCAATCGTGGCAGTACACAGGGTCGAAAAAGAGGCTTTGAAAAAACTTAAAAAAATAATGTTAGAATTGGAAATCAAAAATGGAAATACAGGAATTTAGCGAAAAAGGCCCGGATGTTGATGCCATCAAAAAGGAGTTCGATTCAGCGAAAGCGGATCTCTCGTTTTGGATGGATAAAGCGGAACAGGGTAGGGAGTGTCGATTTAACGAATGGGCTGGTAAAGATGAGTCAGGCAAGAAGAACGGGCCGGAAGCATTCCCTTGGGACGGGGCCTCCGATCTCGAAGCAAATCTCATATCGCCTCTAATTGACGGAGACATCGCCCTCCTTTCTCAATCGTTATCACAGGCCAACCTCGTAGCCGCTCCCGTGGAGAGTTCCGACATTGGCAGTGCGAAGATGGTAAGTGAATTTTTAAAGTGGCGGATGAACTCAATGACGGAACTCCCGAGGGAGGCCGCCATCGGAGCAAACTATTTATTGCAAAACGGTATTACTTTTTTCGGCACTTACTGGAAGAGGGAAACCACTCGAGTATTTAAGGATATATCACTCGAAGAGATTGCCCAAATGTCCCCCGAGCTGGCAATGGCGATCCAAGATCCTGAGATGAAAGAGGGAGTTGAGGAGATGCTATTCCCGCTATTCCCGAATCTGAAAAAGCGAAGAGTCAGGAAGATGATTAACGAACTTCGTAATAAAGGAGTTTCCAAAGTCCCGACTGAAAAGGCGGTAGTAAACAGACCAGCTATTAAAGCTTATGAACTGGGCAGAGAAATAATCATCGACTCAAATGTAATTGATTTAGAGTCTGCTCGGTCAATTCATTGCATTCATTATTATTCTCCCGAGGCACTCATGCAGAAGGTCAATGAGGGATGGGATAAAAAATGGATCGAGGAGGTACTGGAGAACAGTAAAGGCTTTTATGCGAATGAAAGCTACAGTTCTGACTTAATGTCCTACGATAGTGGCAACTTTTACGGCACACAGGATTTTGAAGGCATGGTCCGAGTAATTACGACTTACCGTAAGGAACTCGATGAAGATGATGTACCAATATGCACGATTACCTGTTGGGCGGATGAAGCCGAAGGGCATGGGTTTCACAGTCCGATGGAATACGATGAGGGCAGATATCCATTCGTCTGCATCACCCGCGAAAACCTCAACCACCGCCTACTTGATTCCCGAGGTTACCCCGAACTTTTAAAGAGTTATCAGATTGCGGCCAAGACTGAGATGGATGCGAGGCGGGACCGCGCATCGATGAGTACAATGCCAGCCGCCGAATATGTCGTTGGACGGAAGCCCGAACGGATCGGACCGGGTGCGCAGATTCCAGTTCGCCGCCGTGGAGAGTTTGGATTCGTTGAGATCCCCCGCTACTCGCCAGCATCGATGGAAGTGGAGATGCAAGTCAGACAACTCGCCAACAAGATAACCGGCCGAGCAACATCCGCCGAAGACGCAGTCGAAGCGAACAGCATTCGCCAGCATTTGGTTAATCAATGGCTCAATGGATTCAAACAGGTTCTTAATCGGGTATGGTGCTTGGATAGAACTTATGGCGGTCCACAGATTTGGTTTCGGGTCACGAATAACGAGCAAGGCGCTCAACTCATGCTCGATGAGACTGCCGAGGTTTACGATTTTAATATTACATGGAACAGCATGAACCAGGACGAGGAGAAGGTTCTTCAGAAACTTGATACAGTTGGTAAATTAATGTCAACTTACGACAGATCTGGTCAAGCTCGCTATGACATTTACCTTCGCAAAGTTTTAGAAGCAATTGACCCGAACTTAGCCGGTCAATTGATCGCCCCAGCGGAAGAAGCAACCGACAAGGAGATTCAAGAAACTTCATCTGATATTGCCAAGATTGCATCGGGTCAGGTTGTTAATGTACCGCAACAAGGAGTAAATTCTCAACTTCGTTTACAAAAACTACAAGAGTACCTCCAAGGAACTCCCGAAGTACCAGCAACCGATGTCCAACAGCGTATGCAAGAGGACGAAAACTTCGCGAAGAGACTTCAAACATATGCGGGTCAGCTCGAAATGATGCAGACTCAACAGCGGAACGCACTAATTGGCCAACTCAGCACAGCCCACGGAAACGTACCACGGCAATCACAATAAATTTAGTAACCTCATGAAACGTCCCAGACGAAAAAACAGCTTGCTTTCAGGAACAAGAATTCAAACATCA